ATGGAAAACATAGTTGTGAAGCCGCTGGAATGGGAAGAGACCGATGAGCGGTGGTGGGGAGCAACACCGATCTATGGGCTCGTCTATGAGGTTCGGACAACTGATCGCGGGACGACGCGCGTCCGCTGGCCTGAGAACGGCGGTTGGGATGAGTTCGACGGGAACCTAGACGAAGCCAAGGCGGCTATGCAGGCAGACTTCGATAAGCGCGTCCGCGCTGTCCTCGCCTCTCCCCACCCTGTAGGAGACGATAGATGAGCGTACTTGAAACCGCTTTGGCCCGACGCGCGCAGCTTCAGGCAGAATTGCGGATCGTGGACAAATTCATCGCCGACTATAAAAAGTTTAAGAGCGGGACAGGCATTCCAGTCAATCGAGTCACAGTCGCTGGACGACCGGCAGAGGCTTTTGAGCACATGCTCAAGGTGCTTTCGAGCGCGGATGAGCCGTTGAGCCGCCAGCAGATCATAGACGCATGCTTGGCAGACGGTTACCAGATGCCGGGGCTTAAACCGGGCGATTACGTCGGTGTCTTGGCGCACCGAAACAAGGACAAGATCGAGGCCATCGGCGGTCGCTATCAGCTGCGCCCTACCGCTTCGGCGGAATGACCTCTTCATATCCCGTGCCCGGCAAGATTGCCTGCTCCCGAACGGGAATAGACTCAACCCTGCGCCTAGCTTAGGAACGATCTGCTACCGAGCGGTAGCGCTCTTGCAGTTTTCGGGCCGCCTCTTTGCGAAACCATAACTGGGTTGCGTGGTCGGCAGCGCTCCACACTTCTGTTGAGCAGGCGCGGTTGAAAAGTTCGCGCGCCAGTTTATCGATATCTTCAAATGCGGCGGTCATCGCCGCAGATGCTACTTCTTCCGAACTGGGATCGCCCATCTTACCGCGCTCGATGCGTTCAGGCCAAGTTCCAGGGTTTCGATAGCGCTCAACTCGCACTGCTTCACGCCATCCACGATCAATTCGAAAACGGGCTGGTCACCACGCATATCGACTGCTATGTAAGCTTTTCTGGTCATTGGCGCACCATTGTAAGGTAGTCGGCGCCGCGCTGGACATCGACAAAAGCCACCATGCGACCGGCCTTCGTCTTGGCGTTTGGATCTAGGATGACAAGGATGCTCTGGCCCTCGTCCTGCTCGTATTTGCCGATGCGGCGGGCGTAGTCGTCCAGGTGCTTGTAGCCACGGGCGCGGATCATGAGGGGAGACGTTCCCTGATCGGAATTTTCCCACTGGCTGACAGCCCAATTGTGCTTATGACCACAGACGGCGATATCAACTCGGTCCCCAAATTTGGTGGCCTTCACCGGGCCGTGGATTGGGTTCCACATAGAGTTGCCGGGGAAGTCGTGGGCGGCGTTAATTCGGAACTCCTCGCCGTTCGGGAATTGGAGCACGAAACGTGCTTCCCAATCGAGCATAGGGACGCGCTGGGTGCCGTAGCGCTTGTTCATTTGCTGATGGAGCGCAGAGCTGTCGCCCATGTGCTGGTGATTGCCATGAAGCCAGACCAGCCAGGCGAAGCCGCTATCGAGGAGGAGCCACTCAACCAGTCTTCTGGCTGTATGGACAGATGTGTCCTGGTCCGCATATTTCCTGATCAGTCGGCCGCCCCAATCGTTGGCGCTATCGCCGATATTAACCGCATACAGGCCCGGCGTTTCGCGGCTGATTCTGGCGTGTTCCTTTAGGACGGGCCAGTTGCACCCATTGTCATCTATATGAACGTCGCCCACAAACAGGATACCGATCGGCTTGTTATCCTTGATCTTGATCGGGAACCATTGTCGAGAGTTTTGTGCCTTCTTTGCTCGTTCGAAGTTCCGCGACATGCGGTCTATGATTTCATCAATCGGCTCATCGCCATCAAGGAAATCGGGTAGTGTGATTGCCTCGTCCTTCTCTGCCTTGATGCCGGCGCGCTCCGCTGCGCCAAGCCTTCCCTTCAACGTGGTGACGGGTATTCCAAGCGCTCTGGCAGCGGCGGCTCGGGAGCCATGCTCCGCGACCGCGCGCTGCATCGCGCGCAACTCCTCATCGTCCGTGGGAATCCCCATGCGGTTTGGTCCCTATGCTGTTGACGGGAAAAGCTTTTCCACTGCGCGGGCTAGAAACCGGCGCAAAAGTGGAAATCAGGGCTTGGCAGGCGGGATAATGATGTCGGGTTGTGCGATCTTCAGGTAGGCATAGATGTCCGAAATCGGCGTATACAGGCCGTAATAAGGAAAGCCCCGCATGCCTGCCGTGGTGACACCAAGCAGCTCATAATCACCAGCATCATTCTTGTGATAAAGCGCGCCGCCAGAGGAACCAGGCGCGATGTCTGGCGTGGCTTTGAAGTAGACGGTCCCAGGCTTCGCGAAGTCGCTCGTTTCCTTCGAAATGAATAGGCCCCTGGTGACGGTCAGACTCAGCCCCAGAGGATAGCCGACAGTCCACACATCCTCGCCCATAAGCAAGGTAGGTTTCTCCGGGGCCAGTTTCGCCACCGTCGGAAAAAAAGTCTGTTTGTCCTTCAGCTTCCAGAGCGATAGATCGGCATTGAAATAGACGCCGAGAATCTTGCCCACATAAGCGTCACGCTTGACCACCTCGTTATCCTGGTAGACCGGGAATTCGATGCGCTGGTCTGCGTCCTTGTCGATGGCGCAGTGGCCGGCCGAGAGGATGAGCGTCGTGACGTCGCCGCTTTCCTTGTCACGGTTCGAGTAGATCACCGTGCCGGAGCAGTTCCCGTTCAACTGGACGGTTACGCCCAGCACCTCCTTCTGAAGCTTGGCGAGATCGGCTTTGTCGGCGGCGTGGGCAATGCCGATGGCAGAGAAAACGGCAGCAAAAACCAGTGCGGCCAGCCAATAGGCCGGCTTCAGGACGATGCGGGACATGGGGATTTAGCCTTTGAGGGAGGAGGAGACGTTGGTGCAGGCGCAGTGATCGGCCGCATGAACTCGAACAACCATGCAAACCGCGATGATGGCTGATAGCACCATCACCATGAGGAGGACGGAGAACCAAACCAGGAAGCGCCAGGAGAAATCGGCCATGGCGGTATCCTTTCGAACTTTCGCGTGGTTGGAATACGGGAAGGTTATGCGCGGTCGCGTATATCTTTCGGATATTCGCGAATGCGTATTACGGAGAGCCTTTGAAGCCCAGCCAGAGCAGGCCGAGAGCGCCCGCAATCACGATGCCAACCGCAGTGATGAGGGATTGCTTTTTCACGGTGGCGACGGATTCGCGCCACGCCCGCAGGTGTTGCAAATCCCGCTGGAATTCAATCGGGTTTTCTGTATCAACGCCAAGCCGCGTCAACGTCTGATCAACCGTCTCCGAGACAATGCGACGGATTTCTGCCTCGGTCATTTGCGGAACTTCCCGATTATGGCCTCGCCGGCCTTGCCGATGAAGAGCGATGAGACGATCCACCCTTCCCACTGGTCGAGCGGAGGCGGAAGGGCCGCTATGCTCCACGCCCGTGGGTAGGCGCACTTGGCGCACCAGAAGATGCTGTAGAGGCAGACAGCCCCGAACCAGAGGCCCGCAGGCACCAGGAACAGGATCGGGAACCACCACTGCCGCGAATTGGCAATCTGGACCTGTGCAGCCACATATTGTGAGACTGCCTCGCTCTTGATCTTCTCGCGCTCGGTGATATCGCTGCCGTGTTTGTCGATGGACGAGAGAATCCGATCGAGCGGACCGCTGGTCAGCCAGTTCAGCACGAAGCCGAAGATGCCGAACATCAGAAGATCCAGTGCGTCAGCAGGCCCGCGACATATGCGATGCCAGCCGTAATCGCGTAGGGCTTGGCCGCATTGAGCTTATCAATGCCAGATTGAATCCAAGCCTGGAGGACAGATTTCAGGTTTTCCATGGTCATGCACCTTTGTTGGGAACGAACCAGATGAAGGCGGCGCCGACGCCCTGCACGAGAGCGGCGGCCATGTCGTTGTCGAGGCCGAAGTCCAAGCCGTAGTGAGAGCGGGCAACGTTCGCGCCAAGGAACAGGATGGCCACGAAGAATTTGTCGGCTGTGGTGAGCATGTCGGTTTTCCTTCAGAAGATGCTGTGGAACCACGCAGTGAGGTGATGCCAGAAGCCGGCGATGGCCATCGCGGCGAGCGCGAGGAAGCCAAGGGCACCGGAGGCATTAGAGGCTGGCTTGGGTGGGAGCGGTTGAGGTTCCTGAGCGGGAACAGGAACGGGCTGCGCAGAAGTCATCAGCAACGCCTGCTCCCGTACGGAGGCAACGCGAGCCTTCCAACCCTTGCCGAAGGTGCCCCACGTCGGAAGGCGCTCCAGAAAGGCCAAACGGGCATCGCAGAGCGCATCGATGACGACACCAGCCGGCTTGGCCTTTGCGGCAGCGATGGTTGCGGGACCGATCTTGCCATCTTCGGCAACGCCAACAGCGGCTTGAAGGTATTTCGCGGCGCGGGACGGTCCCGAGTTCACCGCGAAGTCAAAAGTGGCGTAGTCCACGCCATCGGGCAGGTCGTCGCCGGAGACGGCATCCCAATAGAAGCGCTTATAGACAGTCGCGAGCTGCGCATCGGTGATGTGGCGAAGATCGTCCTTCGTGGCATCCGCCTGCACGTAGCGGCGGAAGTTGGCGAGGGTGACACCTTTCATGGTGGCGCCGCCAGGATCAGCCTTGTTATCCGACCAGCCCCCCTCGCTTTTGAGGACGAGCGAAAGCGCCCGCTGGAAATTGCGGTCCATGAGGATTTCCTTCGATTGCGGGATTAGGCTGTGACGCCCTTGATCACATTGAACGACAAGATCGGCGTATCGGAAGCCGTGCCGCCCGTAGTCCAGAATGTGACAACGAAACTACCGGCCGCAACCGCCGTCACGAAATAGAAATACGTGTTCGTCGCGCCGGACTTGATATTGAGAATGATGGTGTCGCTGGCGGCTACGGTCGAGTTCGTTACCGTGAAGGACGCAGGGGTTGCTGAGCCGGCGGCGGTGAACATGGTGACCGCGCCACTCGTTTTGTTGAGCGTCACGCCCGTCGTGCGGCTGGTAGCCTGAGTGACGGTGCCGCCGGCACCCGTGGCATAGCCAACACCGCCCGTCCCTGAGGACAGAACGGCCCCCGAGAATGTCAGGGTGCCCGAAGAGTGCGTGACGGTGTAGTTGCCGCTGCTGAAGTTGACAACGGCGCCGTTCGCAAGGAACAGGTTCGCCCATGCCGTCCCGGCGATGCCGAGCGATGACCCGGCATCAGCGTTGGGGTAGTAGTTGGCGGGAGTCCAGTTGTAGCCCTTTGAAAGCCCCGATCCTGCATTGGTCAGGCTCATAGTGAAGGCTGCCGTCTCAGAACCGGCGGTCACCGTCGTAAGAACAGAGCTAAGCCTTACGGCGTCCGTCGCCGTCCCCGCCGAATTGGCAATATAGTTGTCTATGAAGACGCTATCGTTGGCAGAACCCGTGCCGCGTGCGCTTTCTAGGCGAAGTGCGATGTTGGTTGCGGCGTTGGCCGTGTTCTTGAAATACCCCGGAAGAACGGCCGCTGAGGAAATGATGCGCTGGCCGGTCAGGGTGCTGTTGACGTTGAAGCCGTTGGCATCGCCCCAGACTTCGGCGTCCACCGTATTGGACGAGTTTAGCCAGCGAAAGCTTTGGCCGCGATAGGCTTCATAGGTGACGCCACCACCGCCTGCACCGACCGTCGTATCAAGGGCGCCGTTAAAGCTGATGATGCCCTTGTTGAATTTGGCCGTCGTGCCGGCACCGATATACATAGCTCCGGTCGCGTTCTGTGTGGCAAGACTGCTATACGCACCAGCGGTAAGACCTAGCGCCCATGTCGAGCCGCTCGTTACACCATTGAAGGGAGTAGATGTGGCGGTGGTCGCAGCCGAGTTGATATCCATTTGATTGAGGGTGATGCCGTTGACGCCGCTGGCGTGAACGCCGATGCCAACAACACCAGCCGCAATGGGGGTCGTGGCGGCCGTAGTATCATTGTTATAGCCGAGGCCGGTGATGCCTTCAGAACCCCCGGAGGCTGAGCCAGTAAGCGTTCGATAATCGCTAGTCCTAGACCCTCCCATGACGGCGAGCTGGCCGGTGGCACTCACGGCGGCAAGCTGTGAAACCGCCGTCGTGTTCGCCAGAAGCGTCTCAAGCCAGTCTTTGGTTGTGACCGGGTTGAAATCCGACGAGTTAGCCGCTGCCTCACCAATCAACACCCTATTGAGGCGATGCACGATGGCCGTGCCGGCGTTGCCTGAAAACAGCGGGTTCCAGAACTTCGCGCCACTTCCGGCAACAGAAGAGGAGTCGTTGAAGGCTGCAGTCAGCGTAGATTGCGCGCCGTTCGTGCCCGTTATTGCCGGGGTGACAAGCGTCTTGTTGGTGAGCGTGTCGGTGGTGTTGCGCGCGACGAGCGTATCCGTAGCCGCCGGGAGCGTGAGCGTGCCGCTGGCGATCGCGGTCGCATTCAGGATCGTTACACCGCTGGTCGAGCCCGCAAGTTGCAATTTGCCGGCGTTGTACGTCTTGACGCCCGTAATCGTCTCATTGTTTGCAATGATCGAGCATGTCGAGATCAGGTCAGTCGCCGTGGCGCGCCGGCTGTTGCCACCCTGCACCAAATAGACCGCTTCCGTACCGGCGAGCGGCAGGGTAGCGGCAGTGAGCGCGGTAAGCTTATTGCTCATGAAAAGTCCCTAGTTCAGAAGCAGGGTGCCGGACTCTGTGCCCTCTAGGAGAAGAAGGTTCGAGCCGCTAGACGCCATATCGCCCTCAAGCAGGATGCCCGAGCCGTTGAGCACCGCGTCAATGAGGTTGTTCAAAGAGGCATGGACAAGCGTGCCGGATTGGTAGAGAACAACGCGAATGTTGGTCGTATCGGTGAAGGTATCGACCGCTGGGATATTAGTGAGATCGATCATGGGAGACTCAAAGGAAAATGTTTGAGCGATTGCTGGCCAGGATGATTTTTACTATCCGCGCGTGGTGGGTTTCGCGCGGCGGCTACGTTGATATGGTCGTGCCGTTTCCTGACGAAGAAGACTAAGCCCAGGCTCTGACGATAAATCTCCAATTGCTATTGGTCATACCGCCGCCGTCACCAGTGCTCTTGTTGATGATGATGAAAGAGCCGCTTGAAGAGCCGAACCGGATGTTCAGGTTTGTGGCATCAGGCACGATCGAGACGCCGCCCTGAATGCTGCTGTTATTGGACTGGACGTTCCCACCGATCAGAAGCTCATCCCCAGCGGTGTAGTTCTGTTCGCCGGTCACGCATTTCAGATACGCCAGTATCAGCTTGGGCTGGCTTCCAAGGCCGTGGGCCAACGTCAACGAGCCGCCTGCCGTGATCGTCTGGTTGCCGCTGTCGTAACTCTTCGTGAAGGGCAGCGTAGCCCATTGTGGTGCCGTTGCTCCGGCATTAACTTGGAGAACCTGGCCAGCTATTCCGATGGCAAGTCGGGCGAGCACCTTCGCGGCGGTGTAATATTCGACATCGCCGGCCGCCGTGCTGCCTGGAATCGGCAGGAATAGCTTTGTCGCCGCGCCGCCGCCGATCGCCAGAACGTCGTCATCCGTATCCCACTGGATATCACCCTCAGCGGTCGGCGTAGGCGTCGTGCTCTGCTTCAGCGTGAGCGTTGGCTGCGTCACCGTCGCTGTCGTCAACGTCATGCCTGAGCTTGTGCCATTGGTCATCGTCGGCGTTGCGATGGTGGGCGTGTTGATTGTCGGGCTGGAGAGCGTCTTGTTGGTGAGGGTCTGCGTTCCGGTGAGCGTGACCAGATTGGGAAGGTCAATGACAGGATTTTGCAGCATCCAGCCGCCGGCCGCACCGTTGAAGGATGTGCCATAGCGGAGGACAAAGATGCCGCCAGACTTAATGTCGCCAGCAGCAACATCCACTTCACCCGAGCCGACCATCTTGCGGATGGTCTTCGCCCCCAGGCTGTTCACATTGATGGTGGCCGCACCCGTGTTGTCCGCGATAGCCCGGAAAGCCACGATGCGACCGTCCGCAAGAGTGGTGAAGGCTGAGTTCGCCGTGAAGGTCAGGGCATTGCCCGTGCCGCCGGCTGCAACTGCACCGCCGATATCTTTCAGAAACTCGGCCTCGCGGCCCATGAGCTGACGCGCGGAGTCGTTGACGGTGCTTGGGGCCTGACCTTCGGCAAAGTTAATACCGCTGTCTGCGGTGCCGTTCGAGGCGGCAGTTGTGGACCAGTCGTAGATGCTGCCCATGGATTAGCCCACCAGTCGTTGTTTCAGGAGAAGATCGGAAAGGCTCGATGCAGTCGTGCCCTGCAAAGCCTTGAGGAGGTCGTTGCCCGACTGACGAGCGTCACCGCCACCGCGAAGATATGGCGCGGGTGCATTCGGTGTTTGCGCAAGCCGCTGGAACATGGCGTGCAAGCGGTTGCTGGGAGAGTTTGGGTCGTTGGGGTTTAGGATCGAGGCGATGTCCTGGCCCTGCTGTGCTGTGAGGCCAAGATTGGCGTCTGATGGGTCATAACCCGATCCGCCCGATGCGAGGCCGCTAGCGCCGGGTACAGGAGGTGGCGCTGGTGGCGCATACATTTCCTGACCCTTGGGACCGTCTGCCATGCCCGCGAATGGATTAGGCGGGGTAGCCGCGCCGCCCAAGAGAGCTGCGTAGGCTTTCGATGCGGGCCCGTGCTCCTGCATCATGAGCGCAGACATGAATCGGTTTGCCGAGTTCGGATCGGTGAAGTTGATGTTGTCGTTTGGGCCGATGCCCGCATATCGAGCGACGTTGGCGGCGGCCTGATAGTTGCCAGGTGTCCAGCCGCCCGGTGCCGCGATCATCTCAACCGGCGTAACCTTGCCGCCAGCGTATTTACGGGCAAGGAGGCTGCGCATTGCGTCAATACCAGCCTGCGGACTGGCATACACGGCCTGCGCGTCGCCCTGATCGGTGTTTGACGATGGCCCGAGCGCATCACGCTGGCCGGCGTACTTGATGTTGCCGGGGTTATTGTTGCGCATGCCGGCTGGCATCTGCTGCCAGTTCGGACCAAGAAAGTCCCACGGCGACACGACGAAGCTATAGGACATAGCGTTCCCTCGAAAAATGCTCTATGTGTGCGGGATGCAGACTTTCGTCCGAACTCTTGTTTACGGCGGCATCATGCTGGCGATGATCGCCTCACGGGGTCAGTTGCCCCGAAATGCTCCGAGCCTTGGCGACTGGATATTTATCTTCCTGACGGTTGCCCTATTGGCCTGGTGTACCAGTGACACCACCCGGCAACAGACCGGAGAGAACGCTGGTGATGTCCTTCCCCTTGTTGATGCCGAGGGACATCAGCAGGCGCGTAAGGGGATCGCGTTCCGCTTGGGCAAGTCTTTGAACCGCATTCGGCGCCGCCTGCGTCGCTGACTTCGAGCCGCCAGCCGCAATCGTATCCATCAAGCGCTGGACATTTTGGCCTGTCATGCCGTCTGCGGCGGCCTTGGCACCGATGCCGCCGAGCATCGGAATCCCGATCAACGGATTGTGCATTGCCCCGATTGTCTCAAGAGTAGCCATCAACGGGCTACCAACCGGAGAGAATTTACCGGCCAAACGAAGCGCGTTTTGGGTGGTCGTGCCACGCACCGCCTGTTCCAATGCCGCTTGCTCGTCCGGTGTATAGCCGCGCGGCTTTTCTAGGATGCGACGGAGGTTCTGCCGGGTAGCATTATCGACGTTGCCGCCCGATCCAGTAGACGCAGCGCGCAGATCGGCGCTGTTGAGCGCGTCCGCGACCTTGTTCATCTTGATTTCACGTGAAGCAAGATTGCGGGCTTCGCTGAGAGCCGCCCAACCCGCCTGCGCATCACCCATCAGAACGTCGCCAGCGGCAGGTTTAGAGACAAGATTGTCGATCTGATTGGCGATTTCGGCTGTCAGGGCATTGTTGGACTTGTTGCCGGGAATATAGGCATTGCCAGCCATCTTGCGGATGGCATCGAGGCCCTTGAGCGTGACATTCTGGCCTGCAAGGTTGTCGATCTGCTGCAAAACAGCCGCCGCGCCAGGTTCGTTCGCGGGGAGAAAGGCGCGATCCGCGAAGGCATTGGCGATGTTCGTGCGCAACTTGTTGATCGCATCGGGAGTGAAGGCAACTCCCGCTTGGTCCGCGCGGTCATATGCGGCGCTCTTGAGCGCTGAAATGTCCTCCAGCGAGGGAATGTTCGGCTTTTTGTTGAAGAGGCCGGCCACCTTGTCCACGCCGGAGGAAACGGCGTCGCCGATCACGCTTCCAAGGCCGCCTGCGGCACCGCCAATAAGCGCGCCCGTGCCTATGTTCTGGTCATTGCCATAGGCATTCGCAGCGCCATACGCTGCCCCTTCAGGAGCCATGAGGCCGGCCCTGGCAAGCAAACCGGGAAGCCCCGCCATATCGGCCGTGCCGAACGCGCCGGCCATCGTAAGACCCTGACCGGCGAGTTCACCGGCCGCTTTTGCGCCACCAGCAACCTCAGAAGCCGTTCCAGCCCAGCCGGCACGGTCGCGCACGCCCTGCATCTGCTGGTCGATTTTGGCCCGTTCCTGGTCATAGCTGGTGCCGTTCGTGGCAGCACGCAGGTATGCAGCCGCCTTGTCGGCGAGGCCAAAGCTGGCACCATGAGCGAGGGATTGAAGCTCATCGCTCAGGGCAACGGGTGCCTGCTTATACCACGGCGCATTGTTGTAGGCCGCGACGTTGCGATCTGCCTGCGCCTGGCGAATGGCGGCCTGGTAGGCGTCGGGATTGTCGAGCGCAGGGTTGATGCCGGGCATCGGCTGCTGAGCAGGCTGGTAGTCCTGCCACGGCATTTGCTGTTGTGGCGCGGCCTGCTGGTATTCTTCCCATGGAAGCGGCATTTACTTCGCCTTTTCCCAATTCGAAGGCTCGGATGGGTCTCCGCCCTTGAAGCGGTATCCATACCGGACTTCACCAACGGCAGGAGGCGCCTTGGGTTGTGCTGCTGGGGCCTGTGGCGCAGTAGCCTGCGGAGCAGTCTGCGGTGCTTGTGGAGCGCCTTGCGGAGCGGCAGCCTGCGGCGCGGCCCCTGCGTTGGCGTTCTGGTCATACGGGTTGGTGCCTGCCGGCATACCCGCAACGGTAGCGTTCCGAAGGCTGTTCTGACGATAGACCAAGGACTGGCGAATCTGCTTCGTCATGTCGTGGATGGTGTCGCTGGACCAGCTTGAGCTCAGGTTCTTGCCAGCCAGTTCAAGTGCATGGTCAGTCGGCGAATTGCCGCCCATGTAGACGTTGCCGAGATCAGCCGTGAGATCGGTGATTGCTGCGTCCAATTTCGTAGCGAGGGCTGCCGCAGGCTGGCCATAAAGACCATTCTTGGCAGCGGTGAGATTTGCCGAATTGAGAACCTTGAATTGGCCTGCATCCCACTGCTTGGCGAGCTGGTCGATCTGATCAAGCTGCTGCGCTGCAAAATCCACCGACTGACGTAGGCGAAGCTGTTGCGGGCCATTCGCTGAGGAAAGATAGCGCTGAGTGGCCTGCCAATCTTCCTGTGCCGTGGTGAGGTTATAGCCCTGCTTGGCGAGCTCAGCGCGAACCGGCCCCGAGAACTTATACAAGCCCTTCATGTCTGGCGGCTGATCGCCATTTACGATCGCGCCCGCAATAGCCTTAGCGTCGTCATTCGTGCCGCCCTGAGCGTTCGGGGCCGAAATGAACGACTGGTTTTGGGTGTCGAAAAGCTGCCCTTGTCCGACGTTCACGAAACGGCCAGCACCACCCTGCGATCCAGGGATATTGCCCGTCAAGATGAAGTTGCGGCCTTCTGGCGTCGAGGGATCGAGGCCATACTGTTTCGCGGCATCCGCGCGCTGATCAAACGCAGTCGGGCCTACGGTCTTCATCTTCTGCTGAAGATAGGCGCTGAGCATCTGCGGATCGGAAACCAGGAGGTTCGCCGTGCCGGCATCCATGCCTTGCTGCTGAAGGTAGGCAGCCGTGCGATTCTTGGCCGCCGTCTTGGGCATCAGGAGATCGGTGAAGAAATCGCCAATGCCGCCGCCTGCGGGGCTCGCCTGAGCGTTTTGGGGACCTGACTGGGCTTGGGGAGCCTGCGGAGCAATCGTGGGCTGTTGAGGCTGTATGGAAGACGTGACCGGAACCTGCATCCCCGTGGCAGCCGTGGGCGCATTCGGCGCAAAGCGCGTGAGCGCGCTCTGCAACGCGTTCGGGTTGTTGTGATCGCCCACTTGCGCGGCAAGCATCGGCGCACCCTGCGGGCCACCGAACAGAGACGACAGGATGTCGGTGATGTCCATTTATGGACCCTCGCTCAGTGGCCGCCCCAGCCGTTGCCGTTACCACCGCTGGAGGCCCCGCGCGCGCCGCCGCCTTCGCCGTGCGAAATATAGTCGTTTTGGCGCTGCTGCTGCTGGGCGGCTGGAGGTTGTACGTACGGCGTGATGGCGCGCATCTGGGCAATCGTTGCGGCCTGAGCCTGTTGCGGTGTCCAAGTCGGCGTCGGATAGGCCGGAGCCTGGATCTGCGGTATCGGCGTCTGCTGATAGCCGCCACCATAGCCGGAATTGCCCATGAACATGGCAGCAAGCGGCATGTTGGTCTGCATGGGGACAGGAGGCGTTGTCGGCATATTCATCGGCGAAGCGCCAAGCTGGGGAGTTGAGGAAGTCTGACCGCCCATTATTTGCCTCCAAAGAGCGACCCAACGGCACCTAGCGCAGCCATCGGGTTCGAGGATTCGGAATGTCCGGTCTGCGTGCCGTAGTTTCCGGCCGAACCAGACGCAGCAGCCTGTAGCAGCCCCAGCCGGTTCCATGGCTGGTTATCGTTCGCATAGAACTGGTTGATGACGTCGCTGAGCTGCTTCTGGCCTTGCGTATCGATCGCCTGGCCAGCCTGCATGGTGGCGTTCGCGCCAGTCAGCGCATTCTGGTACTGTTGCTGGTCCTGGTTCGCCATGTCCTGAGTGCTGGTGAGCGCACGGTTGAGACCGGCGTTACGTGCAGAATCCAGCTGACTGTTGGCCGAGAGCATGTTGGCGGTGTCGTTGTTGAACTGGTTCATCAGCGCATTGGAGCGGATGTTGCCAAGCTGCGTCGTCAAGGCGTTCGTATCGGCACCGGAGCCATAGCGGCCGGCACCGGAAAACTGGCTTTGAACCTGAGCGGCCGTGTTATCGAGTTGGCCCTGCAGCGCCGAATTGAAATAGGGATTGCCGTTCTGCAAATAGGAGCCATTGGCCATGTTTTGCAGGTTTTGCTCAGCATAGGAGGGAGCAACCGAGGCGGCACCAATCCCCTGGAATAGCGGACGCGTCTGGGCGGTGTTGGTGTTCGCGCCAGCCGTGGCAAGCTGGTTAATGCCGGAAAGCGTCGTGCTCGACAGCGGGTTGACGGTCGAACCCTGATAGGTGTTCCCGCCCACGCCAGCGTTGTAGAGGTTCTGCGCCTCTGACGCCGACTGCTTGAACAGCGGTTCGGCCCATGCCGGCGGCGAATTCGTTTGCGTCGAGCTAGTGGACGTTCCCATGCGCTTCTACCCTCTTGCGGTAAAGCACCGCGAATGGCTTGTAGCCGTGCTGCGCAAGGAGGGGCTTCCACCCTTCCCTGCCCTCAACGGCGAAAACTCCACAGTTCTGTTGACTGGCCCACGCTTCGACAGCCGCACAAAGTTCAGCCGCGTATTTGTGGACATCGCGCCCCGCCAGGTCGCAGAGCGTCGCAATCCTCTGTCCCGTAGCATCCACTGTCCGGATGGTGGACATCGCCATCGAGACGAACTTGTCACCCTCCAAGACGAGCCAGAGCGTTTTCTTGCCGCTCAGGAACTCGCTGTAGAGCGCACCCATAGTGACATCGCCCGGGAACCGGCGAGCAAGTCGCCCCATTTCACACAGGACATCGGACATGTACGGTGCGAGGCGCTCCAGCGGCCACTCGCTGGCGTTGACGATAATCAATGCATTCCCGCCGATTGGGCAGTCAGTTCGATGCCCTGCGCATCGCCCCAGGTCGTCCCGGCCGGGATGATCGTCTTGGCCTGGAGGAACCGTCCGGCAACTTTGACATCAACCCTTCCCGTTCTGCTATTCGGGCTGTAGTTCGCGGTCCACGTCACGGCATCGCCGCGCTTCATCCGCGTTCCGATGGCAACTGTGTAGGAATTGGTGTCAACGATGGGATAGGCCGAGGTCAGCAGCGTCACCGTGCCCGTGACATCGCCCTGTTCCTGCGTGGTGATCGTCGCCTGCTTCGCCGTCCCGCTGAAAAAGCCCAGCTTGTAGTCCGTCGTGAAAGCCGCAAGGATGGGTGCCCCGCCTTGCCAGACCTTGGCATCGAGCGAATAGGGCAACAGGTCGATGCTGCTGGAGACGCCATCCAGTCCTTCGAGTGTGTAACCCGCCGTCGCGGCCGGGAAGATGCCTACATTGTCCTGCGAGGCGATAGACCAGCGCTGTTGCTGCCAGTCATAGATCACAATCGAGCCGAAAGTGCCTTTTCCTGTCAGATCGCATGCCCAATACACGCGAGAGTAGAACGGATCGATGGCGCCGACCATGGAAGCGATGTTCGAGGCCGACATTTGCCCGAAAATCGTCCGATCGACCTTTTCGAAGCCGACTCCGACGATGGTTCCGTCCGCCCCAACCTGGAAAAAGCCGCCTTCATCGGCATAAAAGGCCATATCGCCCCGAGAGGCGATGGAATAGGGCGATTTTGCGCCTCTTTTGTCCTGGATCTTCTGGAAAGTGAACACCACCGACGATCCTGGGACGAAAGTTGCCCGATAGATGTTCCTTTCGAGGAAAATGATCGGGTTTGTCGCCCTCGTGGAGCCCTGAACGACGCCGCCCTCGGGGAAATCCTGGAAATCCGAGTTGTTGGAACCGGGCGTCCAGAAGGCGATATTGTTCAAACCTGACCATTGAACGCGATTTGGGTTGGTGGCGAGCTGCAACAAACAGAGAAAATCGCCCCAGGCCCGTACAAATGCCGCTTTCGGAGGCGAGCCACCCAAATCACCAAATTGTGTGCTGACACCAAGCTGGAAAACCTGCGGATTGTCGTTGATGTTGACGGCAATCACGTAGTCCCCGAACTGTTCGAAGCACCATTGCGCGACAGTGTTTGCGCCATAGGTCGTTGCAGCCTTTGAAACGTCTGTCCAGACCAGTGTCGTGTTGTTCAACTGGTAGAGTTTCGTCGCTGTGCCGGCGAAAATCGACACCTGCCCATTCTGGCTGCGGGCGCGGAAGTAGCCCAGCGGTTGAGCCGGAAGAGCCGAGGTGAACGGCACCAGGTCGGGGAACGGGATATAGGACTTCTGCGAGCACAAGACGTTTTGAATATCGCCCGTGTTGTCTCCATTGAACTCGGCGGTGTCCGGCGTCCATTCCGTGAAGGGGACAAGCGTCACGACGGCGCCCCGCCACGGAAGGTAATGCCGGCACGAGCGTATTTGCCCATCATGTTCGAGCGATTGAGACCGCCCAGCAAGGACGCTGCCAGCGCACCCTGCGTCGCCATTTCGTCCTTGTTCTTGATGAACTCTGCCGCCCACACCAGCGCGGCCCGCAGATAGAGGTTGGGAGCCTTGGTGATCAACCAATTGGTGGTGTTGGAGCCAGAGAGCGCCGGGATTGCCTGGTAGTAGACCAACTCGACCGGATCGGAGGTAATGGGCCAGGTTTTGAGGTTCGTGCCGATGATCGAGAAGAACTCGGCCTGTCCACCCGTACCGTCAGGATACCAGACCTGTCCCTGATCGGGCGTGAGGTATTTCAGCGTCGCGCGCTGCGTGGTGACGTCGGTGACGCGGATGTATTGCAGATAATCCGAAGGCAGTGGCGCTACGCCAGCGGTTGGCGTCAACGTGGTCGTTGCTTCCATTTCCTTGACGCGCAACGGATCAACAGCCGGGATCGGGCCGATGGCGTCGGCGCCGTAGTTCAGCCAGTTTTCCGCCATGGCGATGAAGTCGGGCGCAAAGGACGCAAGATCGCTGCGCGCCAGATTGTCCGTCACCGCCTGCTGTAGGGAAGCGAAGTCAGTGATAGCCGCCATCAGACAGACCCACGGCTCGTGCGGAATTTCTTGTAGTCAGAATCGTTCAGCCAGCGCTTCAGCCAGCCATCGTCTTTCTGCTTCACAGCATCCGAAAGGCCGTTCTGGTAAAACAGCGGCACAGGCACAGAGGCGACACGGTTGTAATCGCCAAACCGCTTGCCCATGGTTTCCATCTCGGCATCGTGGTTGGCGTCGAGAATGGCGCCTACGGGCATGTCGATGCGATAATGCGTCTGGTCGCCGTCAACCAGGCTCCAGATCGTGCGGCCGGTTGCCGGATCATGGTCGAACAGCCGCCATGCGCCGTCGTAGATGTCCACAGGATTATTCCCCGGGCAGCGGGTCGTTTCGCTCGGCAACGCCGGCATTGATGAGGCGGCGGGCTTCCGCCGTGTCGAGCTCGAGGACTTTGCCGATCTCGTGGCGCTCTTCCTTGATCCAGTGAGCGCGAATGAGCCTCACCGGCACAAGGACAGTGTCTTTGTCTGCCATGCTGGATTCCCTTTGAGATGAGGAAAAAGGGCCACCCGAGGGCAGCCCTTTCTGTTTGCGTGGTCTTCCCACTTAGGCTGGGAAGGAGCCGTACGACACCTTGATCGTGCCGTTCAGCGCCACCGAGGCGTGATGATTGCGGACGATGACAACCAACTGGCCGGCCGAAGGCGTCACGGCGAGAACGCCGGGATCGCCTGTGGTGGCCGTGCCAAGCTGCACGGTCGCGAACACCATGTCGGTGGCCTTGACCTGCGTGTTGGTGATGGTCAGCGTGTAGTTGGCGCCAGCCGCAGTGACCAGCGATTCCGACGTGATGACGCCGAAGCGGTTGGCCAGGGTTGCCGCACCAGCGGTTGCCGTGGCAGTGCCGCCATTGACGCGATTGATCGTGCTCATGACGGTTCTCCTTACGACGCCGAGGTCAGGCCGAAGAGATCGGCAACGACGCCAAGAGCGGCCTCGTTCTTGATCTTCAGTCCGAGCTCGCCGATGATGACGCCCTTCTTGTTGTCGCCGGTCTTGGCGAGGTCCGGGTCTTCCTGGATCGGGCGCAACGTGATCTTGGAGATGTAGTTGCTGTCGAGCAGGAAGGCGCGGCGAGCCACGGCGGCCGAAGTCGCCATGACGCGGTTGGGCATGATGGTGACCTTGCCGAACGGGCCTTCATAGATATCGGCGGTGCCGATGATCGTATTCTTGCCCTTGCCTGCGTCCGCCGCGTAGCGGAACGAGGCGACGTTGGTGTCCGACATGAACGTCACGAAGACCGACTTCACATAAGGCGACGTGACGATGGTATCGACGTTGGCGCCCGAGTTGTAGCAGGACTGCATGACGGTATCGAGCAACGCCTTGGTGAAGGCGCGCTGCGTGCCGGTGGTTTCCGCGACAGTCAGGCCGGTGCCGGTGTTGAAGCCGCCGTTGGAGCCGGAGTTGCGCGAAACGTTGGAGGTGAGCCACGACGGCAGAGCGCCGGTAAAGCGCGTGGCGCCGCCGACAGAGGCCGTGTTGGTGATCCAGGACAGTTCGACGTCCTTGCGGACTTCGATCGCGGCCTTGATCTTCTTCTCGGCGACCTTCACGATGTTGCCGGCGTTTTCAACCGCCTGCTGCGTGCCGGAGAACACCCAGCCCTGCGAATAGATCTGGGTGTAGTTGCCCAGACGCGTCGGCTGGATGAGGGCGTCGAAAACGTAGTCGTCGCCTTCAGTCTGCGCATTGACCTGCGGTGCGCGCAGAACGTCGGTTTCCCATTCGGGATGCACGCCCTTGGTCTGTTCGGAACCAGCGAGCGAGTAGATCGGGGTGTCTTCGGGGGTAATGCGCGAAACGATGTTCGAAAGCTGTTCGCGGTTACCCACCGAAACCGTCGAGAGGACGGTATTCAGAGGTGCAGCCATGGTGGCTATCCTTGTTCAAGAGCGAGGAGGGCGGCGATACCGTCCTTGACGGTGCCGGATGATTTCAGGCGATCCATCGCAGTCTTGACGTCCCTGGCTTTCTGCGTGTCGGCCGCTGGCCGGGTGCCGCTCTTCATAACGACGGGCGGTCGGCCTTCGACTTTCGCGGGAACCTTGGACTTCTGGGCCTGGAGATTCCTCCACTTGATGGCGTCCCGCAGCACCAGGATTTGCCTGTGATCCAGCCCGAGAGACTGCTGGATTTCCTGCGGGGTGAAGCCATACTCGGCGCCGTGCTTCGTGATTTCGCCAGCGAATGAATTCAGTCGGTTGGCATCTCGAAGTTCCGGCATTGCCTCAAGCGTGGCCTGCCATTCGCGGTCGCGGACCTGCTGGACCCTCGTCCCTTCCTCAGCTTGCCGCTTCTGAACGGTCTGCTGCTGTTGGGCAACGAGATAGTCGAGCTGTTCCTTGCGCGTGCGCCATGCCAAATCCTGCTGGCCGAAGCCAATCGGATCGTGCATGTACATGGCGGGGTCCGGCCTCTGCGGCATCACCGATTGCAGGAGTTGGATCATGAACTCCCGTTCGGTGGCTGCCTGCTGTTCAGCCTGCGTGATCTGTTCGGACTTGGCCTTGAACGAGCGTTCCTGCTCGGCCAATGCCATCGTCTTCTGCCTGTAGTCGCGATCGCGAAGGTTGCCCTTGATGAGTTCGTCAACCGTCAGTTCCGAACCATCAGCCATCTTCACCCTGGCAAGCTTGTCGGCGTAGGCCGGCTCTTTGGGCTTGACAGGCTTGGGCTGGGGTTCTTCCTCGGGTTCCTCGGACTCGGCTTGACCTTCGTCTTCGGTATCATCAGGCTCGGTTTCGTCACCGTCCTGATGTTCCGCAACCGCTTCCTCTTCGGCTTCCGGTTGGCCCTGTTCGGGCTCCTCTGCCTCGACTGGATTAGCGTAGGCGGCCGCTGCCTCCATGAGAGACAGGGGTCCGCTGTTCCCTTCGTCAGGGTTGACAGCAGTCATTGGTTTTCCTTCTGGGGAATGGCTCCGTTCGTTCGCGTGGCGCGGGGCTGCTACTGAACGGTTGGCCGAGTTGTCCGCCTAGACGGCGGGATTCATGCGCTGCGCAGTGCCGGCAATGATGAAGCCGGCGAGCGCAGTGGTAAGAGCGTCGATGGCGCGGATCTTGGCCTGCGCATTGCGAATGGCCTCAACATCCGTGGGCTCAATTCGCGCGAGTTCTTCGAGGGCAGAGCGCCGCGCCTCAAGCACGGCAGCCTGGAATGTCGGGTTTTGCCGCAGCGTGTTGGCGTTGACGGCGCGAACCTTATCTTCTTCGGTCACACGTAATACCCGTGCGCGACGACGGTGTTGTTCGTCCCGCCCGAACCAGAGGCCGGGCAGGTGACGACAATGGCCGTATTGACCGCAGACGCGGGGAGCGCCGGGGAATAGGTCACCGCAAGCGGCGAATTGCCCACCAGCACGCCGGCTGCGAAGTTGTAGGTATAGGAGCGCGTGCCGCCGAGAAGGCCCGCAACAGTCACCGTGACAGGCAGCGCCGCTGTGGCGCCAGACCCGGTGACCTCAAAGCCCGTGATAAAGGCCGTGGTCGTTGCGGTTGGTGTCAGCGTCGCGGTTGCCGAGTTGTTGGCAATGTTGCCCGAACCTGCAATGAGTGGGACTGACCCCGCTGGATAATCGCTTGCGTACATCTATCTGCTCCTAACCCGGCGCGCCGCCAATGTGGACGGGCGTAATCACATCCTTCATCACGCCAACTGATTTAAGCGCCAGCTCGCCCTCAACCTGCTTGTTCTTCATCGCCAGTTCGGCGCCGGCCTGGTCACGCTTCAAGCCAAGCTCCGCAATCCCAAGCTGCTGCTCGTTGATTGCCTTCTGCTGACCGAGAGCGAAATGAGCCGCAATGCGCTGCTGGTTATAATGCGCCTGGTTCATTGCCTTCAGTTGCGCATCCTGCTGGTCTGTCGCGGCCTTCATCTGCGCGGCCTGGAGCTTGGTCTGACCCTGTATCTGCGCCGCCTGAACCTTCGGGTCGCCCTGCATGGCCTGCTGCTGTTGCGCCTGTGCAAGCTGCTGCTGGGCCTGCTGCACGTCCTGTGGTGTGATCTCGGGATAGAACAGCTCGGGAGACTTGATGCCGGCCGATTCCGCCTGTTTCATCATCGTGCGAGTGATGAACGGCAGCATTTCCAGTGCCCTGCCCGGCGACAAGGCCGCGATCTGCTGCGCAAGCGCCGTCTGGTTGGCCAACACCTGCTGCAATGCCATCATGTCACGATCACGCGAGCCCGAACCAAGGCCCACGTTGATCGTCACGTCCATATCCGCATTCCACTGGCGCGGATCGACAACCGTGAAGTTGCCTCGCATGCGGATGATGCGCGGCTTGTTCTGGTGCCTGATCTGCAACCGCATGATCTTGCGGAACACCTTCTTCCAGCCCAATTCGGCCTGATTGCGGGCGATAAGTTCTATCTGCGAATACGCGGCATCCCTTGCGTTCTGGTTGGCCGTTGCCGTCTGGTTCTGCAAGGCATCTGGATCAAGCGCCATCGTGGTGCGCGAAACGCCCGTGCGGCGCTCAATCACCTGATCCATGTAGTTGATGGCATCGTAGGCGTGATTGGCAACGAACGGGACAGCCAGCGGCTCAATGGTTGAGCCGGGCTTGCCGAAGATGGCACCGCCAAACGTCGGCGAGAAAAGCTCATCGGGGTTGGTGATTTCGCCGGTTACGAAGCGCTGCGGATTGTTCGTGGCGTAGGTGTTGTCCAAAGCCTGGCGCAGCATCACCGTCTTGATGCGCTGAACGTCCATTGTCTCGTCGGCCAAAGACTGGCTTTCGAAGCGATGCGGCATCGGCGAACAGGGAATGCTGTCAAATGGCAGCTCGTCGTCCCATTCCTCCCATTCGAGGATGTCGCCGCCCTCACGCGTTCCGGCGTAATAGACGCGATAGAGCTCTGCTACTCCATCGTCGTCCATGTCAACGCGGACATAGCAGTCGAACAGGTCCACGAGATCCACGGAATCGTCGTGATCGTCGTATTTTGCCCTGTTGTCGCGGGCGATTTCAGCGGTTGTTTCTTCGTCGGAGACCTTGTTGAGCGCTTCGACCTTCTTGCGGTCAAAGCCCATCTCGATCAGCTCGGAGCGGGATTTCTGCTCGCGATGATACTGGAATTTCGAATCATCGCACGTCTTGGTGTCGCCGTCCTTGCCGTAGTTCTCAGGAGGAATGCTCTCGACGCAGATTTTGCCACCTGAATAGGTGCGCTTGATCTTCACGTCATGCGTGCGTTCGGGATCGTTCAGGAGATTCCCGTCGCCATCGGCTTGCATTTCCGTTGTGGCGGTGTGTTCAAGAACCTCGATCTTCTCGTTCTCGTCGTCATTGGCCTGCAACAGCATGGTGAGCTGATCGTCAGTCAGGCCGGTATGCACCGAGATGTCGATCTCGGGCGTGTCTTCCCAATAGACCTTGACGATGCCATCACCGGCAAGCAGGCTGTCCCATGTCGCATTGTAGACGATGCGGTAGCCGTCGTTCTCCTTCCAGAACGTGTAGTTCATGTCGTCTGTGGCCTGAGCAGCACCCGCAACATCCTCAGGCTTCACAGGCTCGGCAATCGCCATGTGCTCGGACGCGGTGTAAACGCGCATGATGCCGGGAAGAATCCAGCCCAGCGTGTCGGCCAGATCGCGCGACATCGCGGCGGAACGTCCGGTTTCGGCCGGCACGTCCTTCATGATGCCCTGGTAATATTCCAGCGCGGTGATCTGCTTCTTCAGCACGGTGGAGCGGTTGGAATCGGCGAGCGAGATTTCGCGCTGCACAAGCGCTTTCAAGTCCTCCTCGCCCATGCGCTGCGACTTAGCCATCCGTCTTCACCTCATAAACACGGATGTCCTGCGGTGAGCCGCAAACCACACCAGAAGCACGAGCCATCGCAACGCCGATATGGATTTGCGCAATCGCAGCAGCCAAAATCTCGCTCTTTGTCGGCTTGCGTTTGCTCACACAATACTCCTGGCCAAGGCTTTGGCGCGGGTGTTCTCTGGTATCCGAGGCTTTGTCGTGATGGCCTCGCGCAGCATCATCAGCGCGTAACGAGAGGCTGACAGCACGTCGTCACGCTCCTTGACGATCTTGCCATCCTTGCGATGGTAGAGGCGCCGCTCTTCGAGCCAGTCAAAGCAGGTGTCGAACACCTTCCAGCGGCCCGACTGCATGCGATCGAGCATTTCGGTGACGCCAGCCTCAACGCCATTGCCACCGTCTTCCCACGTAGCGCGCTCAGGAAGCATGTTGAGGCCCTGCGTGCGGTACTGAGCCGCCAATGCCTCGCCGGAGCCCTTGTCGTGCTGTAGGCCGTCGTGTGGCCACGCTACGGGTATCCAGGCGCCCCAGGCTTTCAGTGCGGCAGCATGGAAGATTGGCGTTGTCTGCCGCGCCCGATAAACCGCTGTGACGTAAACGATGTCGTTGTCTCGATCCCAGGCTAGTCGAGCAGCGCCGAACGGATGGTCATAGCCGAAGTCAACGCCGATGATTTGAGGCCAGATCGGCGGGATGGTGAACGGCTTGCAGGTGATCTCTTCCTCGGTGACAGGGAAGATCAGGCCGGAGCCGAGAGAGGGAATGCCTTTCGATCTCGCTTCGCGTTCATGCGCCGGATAGCTGGCGATGATCTTTGCCCGCTCTTCCGGTGTGTAGTGCTCTGCATCATCGATCGTCATTGACGTGATGACACGAGCGTCTTGGCCTGGATCGTCAACGGCTGGCATTAGAAACCTGCTCACAACCGTTGACATGCCCAGGAGCGGCGTGAACGTGGTCTGCGCGAACTGCCCGCGCTGGCCGTTGTTCGTTCTGGTCAAACCTTCCGAGTAGATGTCCTCTGGCGGCTCTTCATCGAACCAGATGCCGTCTACAGTAGGGCCCTGCCACTTCTCACGGCCCTTTTCATAAGCCTTGAGAGCCAGGATGCTCTCGCCCGCCTGAACGTCGCCACCACCGCCCCACCGAACCACGACCGTATCGAGGAGATTGGGAACGCCCACAGCACGAGTGCGATCACGAATGCAATCAGCAGGAATAAATCCCGTGCCCCACTCTTCTTCCTTGGCTGGAGGCCCCACCAGAATACGCTGCGGATTATCACGCGTGCTTTCGCCCGTAACCGAACCAGCCCAGAGCAGCGGAGCGCTGTTGAATGTCGCGCCTTCCCACCAATCGGGATAGCGGCCAGTGAGATGCATTGCCCATTCGGCACCGCCGGCAACTGTCTTGCCGAGCTGATTGCCAGCCATGAACAGGCGTTCGGAATGCGTTGCGCCTGCTCTATGGAATTCTCTCTGCTTGGCGTAGGGCTTGTAGAAGCGCAGCTTGTTAGTGTTTTGCCGCCTGGTCCGTTCGTTCAGCAGCTTGCTCAGAAGCGCCGATTGCTGCTCGTAGGACAGCGATTGCGCTATCGATTGCATCGTCATTCAGATCATCGAGCTTGTTGGACACATCGGCTGTCATCGTGAGCGCCTTGCCGAAGCCGCGATCCAGGATTTCCTTCGCAGCAGCAATGCGCGTCTTGGGATCTTGATCGTCCAAGGCCTCGGCGAGCACTTCAATCGCGCGATCGGCATGTTCACGGGCTTTTGCCGCAATGCCCTTGGGCCTGCCGCCAGGATTGCCGGACTGTCCGGGCTGGAACTTTCTCGCGTTTGGGATCATATCTGCTACTCGTCTGCTTTCAGACGTCAGTCCATCGTCGCGCGATAGCGCTTGGCAGTCTTCTTACTTCCGCCCTTGGGAGAAGCCGTGCGAACCGATTTCGCCTGCATCTTGACGGCGGCACGCTGCGTGGGGGATTTCTTTCGAGGTCTTGGCCATGTCACTTGCCTTTCTCAACGATTTTGCCAATGCGGCAATGGCGGATGCCTTCGTTAGCCGCCTGAGCGACCAGCATCTTCAGGCCTATGCCAGCCGACACTTTGCCAGTAGCAACAGCCTCAAGGCGACCGACCAACAGCGGTGGTTGCGGGTATTTGCCGAGCAATTCCCGGAGCATCACTAGCCCTTCTTCGCGCGCATCTTGGCGAGCACAGCACCAGCTACGCGCTTGCCGGCTGCTGCCGATCCGTATTCCTTGCCAGCCTTCGCCGCGATCTTGGAGAAGTTCTTGCCCTTCTTGCCGATATCGCGGCCCTTGGCTGCCTTCGAGGGGGAATAGCTGATGGCCATCGTCTTAGGCCGCCGACTGAGCAGGAGGATTCAGCGTGGCGCCGATCTGATCGTGCAGAGCCTTGAGTTGGGCTGCGTAATCGTCTGCCTTGGCCTGGGAAGCGGCAGCGTCTTCCTGAGCCGTTGCGAGATCCGAGGACAGCTTGGCGATCTGCGCTTCAGCGGCAGCGGCGCCAGTCACCTTTTCGAGAAGGCTCTTTGCGTCCTCGATGACTGCGGCGAGCTGCGTTCCGAGATTGGAGAAATCAACTGCGGCCATGTGCGCGTTCCTTTTGGTGAACCAGTTGAAAATGTTGGAGAGGATGGACATTGGTGATCCTCTGCATGGGGCATTGCAGGCGGCGACCGCGATCGATCTGCGCTTATCCCGACCCCATGCGTCTCAACGCGAAGGGCGATAGGCCTGCAAACTGTAGAAATGAGCGGCAGTTTTTGCGTCTGTCTTGCCGAGGACAGGAATGTCGCTGCTAGCAGGCTCCGGGCAGACCTACGACATTCGCCCAGCTCTTTAAATTTGGTGCCGGCGGGGCGGAATCGAACCCCCGACCTTCAGCTTACAAGGATGCTGCTCTACCACTGAGCTACGCCGGCAAAAACCTAGCGTGTCGTTCGTGTGGTTCGCAGCGCCTTCATAGTGGAATCCTTCGGGCCGCAAAGCGGCAAAGTGAAGCTGAACGTCAATAAATCCGATTTGCTGGAGAAAGTCAACAGCGGAAAAATTTCACCAGCGCATTGCACACAAGCCGAGTCGCGCCGATCATGTGGTCGAACCGCTGGCCCTGTATTATGCAAAGATCAAGGGCCGCATAGAGGTTGTCCGAGCGGTGTTCGCCTTGCGCTTCTTGGATGGCCCTGCGGCAGTCCGTATAGCGATCGTCAACGTCCTCGCACCATTTGATATAGGCGTCGGAAACGTAGTCGCTTGGCGTCCCAATCGCTCCGTTATCCACGCTGGCGTTCGGTGCCTTCTTGGACATCAGCCAATCAGCTCTGAGGCGAAGATATTGGATAGCCGCCTCGTATTGCGCTTCGCTGAGGCCGTCGCGCGGTCCCATGATGGCCAGGTAGCCTATGTAAGTCTCCGCGCGCTGGTCCTTTGCCTGGATCACTGTGAGCCCCAAGCGTCGCGCTCTCGTCTCCAGAGCAAGCTTGTCAGCCGGTTCGTCGGATCGTGAGGCGCGACCATTCGGCTCGCGGTATTCGACCTCATGTTTGGGCCGCCCGCGCTTTTGTCGAAGCTTCGCCGCTCTGGTTGCTGCCTTCATGGTGATCCTCGTTTAGGAAATGGGATTGCGCCGCCATTTGATGCCGAATGCCAATCGCTGCATGAGGCGATGAAAGGCATTCGGCTCGCAGCCTTTGGCCGGCCGAAAGACGACGCCATGAGGGCCTCCGATCAATTGGCATTCCCAATCGGATGGAGGTGGATTCGCCAAGAAGATGTGGCCGGCGAATGAAACGGCGCGTTCGCTCATCCCAACCTCCCCAGATGCTCTCCAAGTTGCTTTGCTGGTGGCAGAAACGGCTGCAATCCTTCGGCAATCCTGAACCCGTCAGCTATCCGAAGAATGCCGGCCCAGGTTTCTGCCCTTGGCCTGCCAGCGCCGCGCGAGACGGTCCATTTGCCTTGCGGTGTATTCCAGTCCTCGCGAAGCCGCTTAGCGTAAACGCCGTGCTCTCTCAGGTACTCAGCGACATAATATGGGTTCGTAGTGTCGTTATCCGCGAAGCGCCTAGCTCCGCCATTCTTGGCCAGCCAGTCCTCCACCATCAGCGGAATGTTGTGCGATACTACGATGAGCTTTGGCCGCTCTACCGGCTTCGGCTTAGCTGCGCGTGGCCGTTTCTGCCTCGGGAATGGAATAACCTCTCCCTCTGGTCTTTCCCGCTTTTTTTGCCCCGCTTTCGCATGCAGCGGTTTACCGATGACGCGGGCGCGCTTGATGACGGACGACATGATGCGCCCCATTATCAGGGCGATCTCACTGCCTGATTTGCCCGCATCGGAAAGCTCGGCAATCTTGGCATCCTCTTCGGCTGTAAAGCGGATCAGGCGCTTACCTGTGGCGACAGATCGCTTTGTCAGTCTAGAATGCCGGCACTGGACGGCTGACTTGCTGCGGCCAAGCAATTTCCCGATATGGGAAGCCGGATGTCCCTCTGCCGTCATGCTCAGCACTATCGCGTCATGCTCTTGCGACCACCAATTGACTGCCTCTTTCATGCGAGCGATCCTTCTATGACCATGAATTGCGGGCCGCGCTGCCGTCCTTTCGCGGCATCGAGAACGCGGCAAACATCGGCCTCCGAAACATTGAGCGCCCTGGCGATATCCAGTGTGTCGAAGCGGCCGGACTCCCAGAGAATGAGGCAAGCAGCCCCTTGAACCAATGTCATTCTGTTCCCCCTTTGATGATGGTTTGTTCTTTCGGCGGGCCGTAGATAATGCCCAGTGAGCACCATGTTGCGCCGGTCGGGAGTTTCTTCTCCATGCTTAGGCGCCGCCATTCGTCATAGGTTTTGTTCTCGTAGAGGATCGGCAGATGCGCGTTCTCGGCGAGGCGCTTTTGCTGGCGAACCTGGAAGGGCGCGAGCTGGCCGGGGAAGTAGCGAGGCGGCGGAAGTGCCGGCCGAGCCTTGATGTTGATGTATTCCTGCCGCTGGCGGGCCTCTGTGACGAACTCGGCCACAGATGGGGCAAACGTCTTGCTCTGGCCTTGCACATCGCCCATGGTGAACCGCTGTGCTGCCTCAATGACGGCTTGTGACGAGAGGCCCGACGTAGCCATTTCGAATGTCGCCATCGTCAGGTCCGGGTTGCCGCTGGTCTGAGGATAAGCGTTGAGCATTGCCACCACCGCCGTATATGTTTTCTGATCCATTGGCCCACCTGTCGAATGCTACGTCTGTGAATGTCCGGCGCCTCGGCGTTCGCGGCGGCTGTCTGAGCAGCCAGTCGGCCCGGAAACCAGTCCAGCCGCGAAGGATCATTTCGTCGGCGGCTTCGTTAGGATCAATGCAGAGCGCGAACTGTTTCGCGAGAAGCTTTGCCGCATGAACGGTCAGCTTGCTCCGCTTGGCGTTTCGGTGCTCGATAACGGCGTGAGCGTGCTCGGCGTCGAGTACGTCTAGCAGCGCGTCTAAAATGGCTTGGCTCATCGATCCCTCAACTGGCGCTGTGGCGCCCTCGTATTTCTCTCAGGCGGCTTCCCGAGTGCGGATGCCCCAGCCGTTCAATGTCTCGCGGACATCCTCGATGCTACGCACGACAGCTACCGGCACCTGCTGTGAGGCGAGGAAGTCCCGCCATTCTTTCTGCTCCTTGCGGAGGTACGAACCCTCTTGCTTGACCTCCAGAAGGCCGTGGAAGGCGCCTGTAAGCAGGATGTCCGGGAAACCCTTGCGCATCCCCCGCGCCTTCTCCTTGGCCCCGGCAATGGCCGAGCGCGGGTTATTCGATACGCCAACGGCCCGGATGGTCGATGGCAAGACGCGATCGAGGTACGAGATGATCGAAACCTGGATCTGGTGTTCGCTCATGCGGCACCGAAGAGTTGTTCTTGCTTCGGCTCTGCTGGCCGCTCGATGAACATGTCGGGCTGCGCATAGGCCTTGCGGATGCGCTCGCAGGCGATGTCGAAGTATTTCGGCTCTCGCTCAATGCCGACAAAGCGGCGGCCAAGTTTGACGCATGCTACGCCCGTCGTGCCGCTACCCATGAAGGCATCGCATACGAGGTCACCGCGCCGGGTGAAGTCCGTCAGCAGTTCGGCGAAGAGCCGCCACGGCTTTTCTGTTGGGTGCCCACCGTGACGATCCGGCGGATTGGTCAGGTGCGTGTAGACGCCGCGCTTGCCGCCCGCGTTCCAGCGCGCATAGCCCCGACCACACCACGACACGATGAAGTTTTCGGCCCCCATCGCGGGGCCTTGGCCGTTAAGTTGCGGCGTGGAATCCGGCTTTATCCAGACGCATGCACGCTTGTATTTTGCCGCTGTGGCATTGATGGCGTCCGCCCATCGTCCAACACCCTCTGGCGCGCAGAAAATGAGGCTCCAGCCGTCACAGATTGTAGCAATTTGCCTTGCGACATCATCGCGGATTTCATCAACGGCAGCAAAGTCCAGCGACTTGATTTCTACGCGGCCATCTGTTCGGATACGACGTGACGCTCCACTTTTAGCCGCGTGCATGATAGCCTCGTATGGCGGATCAATAAAAACATGATCGACGCGCCCGATCTCTGGCAACACCTTAAGGCAGTCACCCAGGATCAGCCGGCAATCACCTATGATCTCCTCACGCCGGATCATCGATGACCCCACAGGAGCTAGTGTTGACGGCCGCACCAATCATGGCAAACCAATAGCGCGTCGATAGTTCGTCCGGCGGAAGAGTGTCGTCTTCCATTGTCATCTTCTCCCGCGCGGCGGCGAGCATTTCTCCGGTCGGCTCGCCCATAGCCTCTATGGCCGCACGGGCTGCGGCCATACAATCGATGTAGCCGGGCTCCGCTTCGAGCGCCTGCCGAATTGCTAGAGCAACGCGCTTCACCATCCCGCTCATCCGTGCAACGCGCTCCAAACCCCGAGCGCTGTTCCAAGCGCCGTACCCACCGCGCTCGCGAGCAGGATCAGTGCTACTCTTAGCCAAAAGCGGGAGTGCTTCTGTTTAGGGTCGCAATCGATCATCACCCCAGCACCCTCCACAAGCCATACCCAGCCCCATAGAGCAGAGCAGCGCTGATAGCTGCGCCTCCGTACCAGATGAGTATCATCCAGGGGCGGGAGAGCTTTGCTTCTGGCTCCTGGTAGTCTGCGGCTTGAAACTGGCGAATAAGCTGGTCGAGCTGGTTCATGCTGCGCTCCGATCAAAAACCGGCGCGTCAATCATTTCCCTGAACCGCTGGCGGGCAACCTCACCGGCCTTGTTCCACGCCGCGACAAGGCTGGCAAATTGGACTTCGGCGGCTTCATCATCGGACAGCGGTTCGGCGGCCGGCTTGATGCGACGACCGATACCGCCGCGAGCGGCGCGATCACGTTCCTGCTGCCGCATATGAGCGAGGTCGCGTTTGGCGGCTGTGACTTGTTCGTTGGGCCGCAGACCTTTCAGCTTGTCGAGATAGGTGCCGGTGTCGAGCTTGGTGCCGCGAATGAGGTTGATTGCCTCTTCAATCACCTTCTCGCCGCGCTCTGCATACATGCGAACGATGCGGTCGGTCTGGCCCGTCTTCTCGGCGGTGTCCTTGTCGAAAGAGGAAAACTTTTCCTCTTTGCTTGGACTGGCTTTGCCGTGCCCTGTCTCTGGGTGCATTTCAAGGTAGATCGCCTTACGTCGCGCCGTCCACACCGCCCTGTCTGCCGGCGAGAGTTCGGCACGGCAAAGGTTCTCATCGATCATCGCCAGTTCGGCGTGAAGATCGTCAGCCTCGATCACGTCCGCCGCGATCTCGACAAGGCCAAGGCGCTTGCATGCCGCAAGGCGATGGTGCCCCGCGACGACTTCCCATTGATCTTCAACGATGCGCACACGGATAGGATTGATCAGGCCCACGGCGCCGATACTGTCGGCGAGCCCGTCTACTGTGGCTTCATCGATAGCGCGGGCATTGGCGCGCGCATGGATCTGATCAATGGGAAGATCGCGGATCATGGCTTACTTCTCCAGTTTGGGCAGGGCATTGCCGGTCAGGATGATGTGACGAAGGCTCTCGCCCTTGCGGTAGGCATTCCAGGCCTTGAAGAGCAGTTCGGCCTTGAAGTTGCCGCGCATTTTGCCGCGCTCGGTGATGATGCGATTGCGGGCGTAGAGGATGGCGTTTTGAGCCGACAAGCCGACACCATCGATCAGCGACTTGACGAACTCGTCAGCCGCAAGCCGCCCCGATGCCTGCCAAACCGCGTAATGGATGAACGAGATCAGGCTGTGGCCACCGACGACACCGACACCCTTGCGCCGAGAGAACTCAACTGACTTCTCGATATCGGGATTGCGCTCGACCGACTTCATGACCTCGCCCTTCGTGGGGCGCTGGTTGCTGCCCCGCGCGAGCATTCCGAACGTCTGGTATTGCCAATAGAGGCTGGCGGCGGCGCCGAGCACGTTGGCGGACTGGTGGCCATCCATGGCGAGAAAGTCGCCGCTGGTGCGGACGCGACCCTGGTCGAGCGTGGTGCGGGTATCGCGATCGATGCCGAGGGTCAGGATTGTCTGTATAGGCGTGTCGGCAAATACCACCGCTTCGCAACGATGCTGGCCGTCGTTCATCTTCCCGTCTTTGGAGACGATGATCGGCTCACCATTGAACGCCCAGCCACCGCTGCTGATGTCTCGGGCATAAGCCATCACCAGCGGATCGCTGATGCGGCGGTTGCCGTCATTGCGGCTCAAGAGCACGCGGGCGAGAGCCGGGGTGAGATCGATTGTCTGAGTGATGACACCGGCCTTGGCCTTTTCGATTTGGCCCTCAAGCCATTCGGCCGCTCGCTTTTCCGGGGACTGCGTGATGAATTCACTGCCAACGGCCTTAAGCAGGGTGGCCTTTGGCTTCCTTTCTGCTACATTGAGCATGTGTTGATTTCCTTGGCGGGCACCTTCGGGTGTGCCGCCATTTTTCTTTTCAGTGCCCGAAGTCACCGTCTTCAAAGTCATTCTCGTCCAACTCCGGTGCGATCCATGTCGCGAGACTGGCGGCGAAGTCCCTCAATCTCAGGGCTAAAGAAATCCGGGTCCGTACGCTCAAGAAGCGCACGAAGAGAGGCGGTTTTCTCGATGAATGCGGCATGCTCTTTCCTCGCTTTCTGGAGCAATTCACGCTCTTCTTTTGCCTTTGCCGCAGCGGCGTGCAGCTCCCGCATTTCGCGGAACTCCACATAGGCTGCTTCGCCATTCCAGAACGAACGGACCCGACGTTCGGTCCATTGCCAATCCGGCTCGTTCTTGTGGGGAAACATGGAAATCAGTCGCGAATAGGCATTGCTCAGGATGGCTTTCACCTTCCCCGCTCCACCAATGTCCGCGACGTACGATCGCGCCAACGCTACATCTGACACTGACATTTTCTTATCCGTATTTGCGGGTGCTTTTCCCATGATCTCGGCCGTCCTTCTGGTGTCTGTTGCTCACATGGAGAACAGGCACAGACAGAAAGGCTGGCGCGAGGAAGAGACTATGGAAGACGCGGCTCGTAGGCTCCTGCAAGAACTGGACGAGCGCGTTAGACGAAAGGCTTCGGAGCGCCTTGAAGGCTCCGAGAAAATTGCAGATCGTCCTTGGTCCCAGGACGAAAATGGCCGGGAAGCGAGCGATAGGGGTTCTGGTACGCTCAAGCTTCCCGGCCAGCTTACGCCAACCGTTGGAGGAAACGGCGGCGATCCGGCGTTCGAAGGGGTAGCCGAACGCGGATTGGAAACGGGCGAGCGCGCGGCTATATCGACTGTCCTGAGGGAGGCCAACGGTTGCGCGCGCTCTGCCCAGAACGACGCCGTTGGATACGCAGATCGCACTAAAGGTGCTCCTGGGGTTCGGTGATTGGCGCATTATCTGGCGCCCTTTGAATTAGAGACGGCTCGCTCCGAATAAGTGTGAACGTCTGCCTTTGCAGCCCGGTCTGGAGAGGAGGTGCAAGCGCCTTCCATTTTTGCGCCACCGGCTTCGGAGCTTAGTGTGCTTGGACTGCCGTCAGAGCCCACCGAAAAGTGCGGACCGGGTGGATTGGGGGATTGAGATTGGGAGAGAGCGGCGGAAATCAGCGTTTGCCAAATAGTGGTGGCTCGTTTGGTCATATGCTTCGGTTCGTTGCGAACTTCATAGAAAGCCAGCCAAGCTTGGATAACTTCCGGCGTCGGCTCTCGCATGGCCTCGATGGCAGCGCGGGCCATGGAGAGATAAGCTTGCTGCCAATCCGCCCCGATGCCTTCCCAGCCAGTCACGGCATCATCGACGCCGAGGTCCGTAGTCCAATCGTGGCCGGATAGAATTGCCCGTGCCACGCGTTCAACCATGTCGCTCATGGTGCTTGCCTCCGTGCTTCTTCGCGGAGGGGTAGAGGGGGCTTGGGAAGGAGGATCATTGGACGCCCCCTTGTATGAACCGGATGGCGGGAATCGGTCCCATAGTCGAAACGACGCCCCTGCCCGGCTCCTTCAATTCCGTGAACACATCGCAGCCATATTCGCGATGCTGCACGTACACGTCCAAGAAACCGGCATCGATCAATTCGTACACGGACTCGACTAACGCCCTATCGGTCATCACCTCCCTCGGCATATGAGGGACGCATGCACGGCAGATGGAAACGATGAATCTCTTGGCGTCACCATCCCCAAGCTCTTGGAATGAAACGCGCCTAGCGGACAGTTTGTCCGCTCCCTTAAGTGCTTTCCTGCGCTCGGACCTGTTCATGCCAAATGCTCCGGTTCCTGACCGAAAATATCGGGCCTCAGCTTGTGCCTGGAAATTCCCGTAATGCTTTCGATCTGGATGGCCCGGCCGGCCGGGACGCGGCCCCGCGTGCGCCAGTTCGCGACGACGCTCGGGTTCTCAATCTCTAATGCCGCAGCGGCCTTGGTCAGGCCTCCAAGAGCATCGATCACTTGGCTTACTGAATCTGTTTGCATGACGCCGATTATCACATGGCGTGAAGATTTTGCAAGCCCCTACGCGTTAATTCTTTTCACGCCGTGAATATGCGACCTTGAGGCATGGCAGATGGCGGGAAATCATTGAGAGATATCGGCGCGCGATTGGTCGCGCTGATGGAGGCGACCAATCACAAGAGCCAGGTTGGGTTCGCTCAGTTGATAGAGGTGAGCCAGCCGGCCCTGAATAACTACCTCAAGGGCCTGCGACGTCCCGAACTGGACGTCGCAATGAGGATCCAGGCAAGGACCGGCGCTACTCTGGACTGGATTTATCTTGGGGAGCGTTCGGGACTGCCCGCAAAGTTATCGGAGACCCTGCCCGATCTTTCCTCGAAAAGGGCAGGATAGGAGCCGACCGGCTTACCGTCTCCCAATCCTCCCCGAGACAGAACACCAACTGCCGGACGAGTCCAAGCACCTCAAGCGCCTCCCTTCTATCCTCGGGCAGCATTGTGAAGATTGAGCATGCGGTTCGCTTTAGATGGCCGTCGTCGGCTTTCGTGTTCATTTGTGACCGCCTCCCCGGTAAACTCTCATAATCGCCTCCTTGGCTCTGATGGTGCCAATAGGAAAAGCGTCCTATGCCGCAGAGTCAACGAGTGGCGCCGGTATCCGCCCGCTGAGGCTCCTGACAAGTACCTTCAGGAGCGCGCCATTTTTTGTAACATATGATAGAGTGTGGGTTGACGGCAGATTGTGACAAGCACGCCGTGATTGAGTTCTCTGCAACCTGCATACGTCGTTAACGAAATATAACAACCTGCAACAATTCAAACCACTTGCTGGCCCAATCGATGGTCAGTGTCGTCCCACGCGCCTTTTCCCTTGTTGCAGTCATGGCAAAGAACCTGAAGGTTTCCAGGCTCCAGCCGAAGCTCCCAGTGCTTGGCCAATGGCTTGATGTGATCTACAACAATGCGGACTGGTTTGCCGTCCAGGTCGAAGTCTGTGCGTTGGGCATTGCAAACCATGCATCGAGCGCCGTACTTCTGAAGTATCTGGTAGCGAAGTTTCTTCCATTCCCACGTTTCGTAAAACTTCGCGCGCTTGGCCGCCTCGGCTTTCCTGGCCTTGGTCAGCACGCGGCGCTCGACCTTCTTGTTATCCTTGGGAGGCTTCGGAGACGCTAGGTCGGCACTGACAACGAAATCGCCAATCGGATTCTCCACCATGAAGGCGAAGAACCTGGCCGAATGCTCTTCCGTCACTTTCCCGCCGAGCGGACGCACGTAGGCTCTGATTCGTGGGAACTTGTTGCACACCCGAATAATGTGCTGGCGAGCCGAAAAACGCGCGCCGGGATCGTTTAATCCGAGTCGCTTGGAATATTCCCGGATAACGCCGTTGAGCTTCCTTGTCTTAGTCTTCGATAGGGTTTCTGGTAGTTCCATCTTGTCCTGTGACCTCGGGTTCATGGCCTCGTATCTGGCATAGTCCCCCCAACCCCCCATGAATGAACATGGAAGGCCGGGAAGCTCTATGCGGCTGTGACCTGCGGGACGATACCCCGTAGAGCCGACATGCGGTCGCTTGCACGACACGCGCCCCCTGTTCCCGAACGGCACCGTAGGGCTACCCCCGCGCCTCGCGACTTAGTTCGATTTTGCCCGACCGGATGCTCCCGGACACAGGCTGATGTCGCGGTCCCCTTCTACGCCAGCCCGCTTTTTGGTTCAAGAAAAAAATTCACGCTGTGTGAACTTAACGCTTGCAAACTTCACGTGACGTGATAGTGTTGGTCTCAACAAAGGAGATCGACATGAACACCGCAGCCCGCAAACGCCAGTTCGCTTACTACACCGACATCGAACTGGTTCGCGCCGCCACGGCTCCCAAGCTCTCCACCAAGACGCGCATGCAGATGATCGATGAGATCAATGCCCGCGAAGCCGAAACTGCGCCGCAGCCGGAGGAACTCGATCTGGCAACGTACCTCGAAGGCGACGGCACCGATCCTTACTGAGAGCCGCCCATTCACAAGCCAATCTGGTCGATGAAGGAGCAAGAGACACCATGAGCCCGAAGATCATCACCCGTTTCGAACACCCGCCGATCCCGACGCGCTCCTTCGACTGGTGCGCCTATTACGAAGGCGAGGAGGAGGCCGGCGATTACGGCTGGGGTCCTACCGAGGCCGACGCCATCGGGGACTTCACTGAGAACTGCGCGGAAGACCATGACGCGCGCATGTCGAAGCGCAAGGTCTAGCACCCCCACCACGCATCGCCCCGGCCTCCGGCGCGCACAGGAGAATGAAGATGGCAGAGAAACTGGATCAAGCCGCTTTGCTCGTAGCAGCAAGGAAGCTACGCCGCCTCCGCATCGAAACCATCGGAGGACGCAAGGAACGCGCGGCGCGGACCATCGGCTCCATCATCGACCGTGAAGGTGATCTCAAAGGCGATGACGAGTTCGTGGCCTGGATGATCAAGAACGCGCTCCGGTACTACGCAGAAGCCTCCAAAGCCACAGCATAGCACGCCCCGGCCTCCGGCGCGCACAGGAGAATGAGATGAGCGAGACAGTGCAGCACCAGATCGGCCCCGATGGCGAAAGTACCGAGAAGTGGGCAATCCGCAGCCCCGGCTTTTTAGGAAGCATACAGCAGCTTACGCGTTGCGCGCGGTGTGGATGCAATCTTCCCCCGAGGAAGGCCAATGAGCCTCGCCGTTTCCGGGACATTTTCAAGCCTACGCTGCATGTCATTTGCGATGAGTGCTTCGAAGCGTTGCCGGCTTAGCCAACAGCATAGCACGCCCCGGTCTCCGGGCGCCGATATGGGAGAAGGAAGAGAACAATGGACCTTGAGAAATTCGACGCCATTCTTGACATGAACGACCCGCAGTTTGCGGAGAAGCTTCGCGCTGCCATCGGCGCCCGACCGGGCGAGACCATCGAAGTCAGAACGCCGCAGTTCGAGCGCACGGATGGGCTGACCGTTCCCAAGCCTATCATGGATTTCGCCAAGCTTCCCAGCCTCTTTGAAGAGACGCTGAAAGAGATTGGCTGTCAGAAATGGGACGAGCCCGACAAGGACGGCAATGTCCTCTGGCTCTATCCGGCTGAATGGTACGACCATATTCCCGAAGGCCACGTCATGCGCTGCATCGACGGCACCGACGAGCCGATGAAGCACGGCGTCACTGACAACGATATGCGCTTCGGTGCGCTCGCCTACGGCTTCCTGCGCAAGGCCTCACTCTAGCCCACCCCAAGCCAACCGCACAGGCGCCGATAGGAGAGACAGATGGAGCCGACGAAATTCAAACTGACGCGCGATGTCACTAGGGACGAATGCCTCTGGCTCGACGCCGATATAGCGGCGGGTACCATCGTATACAGCTACAGCGGATACACCTACGGATGCATCGGCCCTGGCGGTCGCGCCGTCACCTTGGAACGCGATGGCCCGTTTGTGGAGCTCCCACGCAACGCTCTCGGTGATGCCACCATCCCCTCAGAATAGACCGAACACGACCGAAGAAGACGGAGAGCAAGCATGGCAACCCTGACGACGAAATACAGCATCGGTGATGTGGTCTATCGCGCCTTCACTATGACCGAGCGCAAGCAGCATCCATGCCCTGACTGCCGGGGTTCTCGCATCTGGAAAGCTACGTCGCCGGCTGGTGGCGAGTATGAGTTTCGCTGCCCTCGTTGCGCCGCATCATACAGTTCGAACAACGATCTGTCGCTCTGGTACACCGCATCGACGCCAGCGGTTCAGCGGCTCACCATCGGCAGCATCCAGGTCAATACCGCGCCCTTCTCTAACCGCGAAGGGAACCAATACATGTGCCGCGAAACCGGCATCGGTAGCGGATCGGTCTACTACGAAAGCGACCTGCACGAGACAGAGGAAGCAGCACTTCTGTCCGCGAAAGCACAGGCCGACCTCAACAACTCAACCGTCGAATGGATCGTCAAGCTCTACAACAAGGCGCTCGAAATCAGCGACTACGAACTAGACAATGCAACGCTGAAACTTGCCAAGGACGAGGCGTTCAACGCGCGTTCGATGCTCTATGGCCTGAACGATCTATTCGCGCGCATCGAGGACGAGTCAGCCACCAAGGAAGACATCCTCGAAACCGTCGATGACTACAAGCGCTACGACTGGTCGCGGGACCGTGAGAAGGCAGGACTAGAGCCGCTTCCGGACATCATGAAACTGCACGACGAAACCATGTTGGCGCTCACCGAGGCAGCGCCATGAACGCCATCCCTGACCGCTTAGCCCGCATGAGCGGGGATGCGACGATCCTCACGTTCCGGCAAGTTCGGAATGCGGTTCGCTCGATGGTCTCAGCCGATGAAGCTGAACGCCTGGCCTCTGCCTGGCGCATCGCCTCCCAGGACATCGCCAGCGACATCATCCATATCCGCGCATCCATGAAGGTCATTGCGGAGCGGAACGACAGACTTCCGGGCGGCAACTGGCTGGTCCACAGCCCAGCCTATGTCGAGATTTGCGAGAAGCGCCTCCCATGGCAGCTATCAATCTATCTCGGAAACCTTCGGACAGTCAGTGAAACAGAAGCAGCCATGGACGCGGCGGGCATTCCGTTCGCCCGCAGCTCAGATGCTTGGAGTGAGTGATGCCAAGAGATCATTTGGATGAGACAATGAACCTCGAAGTTTCAAGGATGCAACGCGAGGCAATGGAGGGGAGCGGTTTTATATCCTACCAACTGCGCACATATTTCCGCGACCTTTGCCGCGTAATCGGGAAGGAAGCCGCCCGTCAGGAGATCGCGGAGATCATCAACGACGAATTCGAAAGGAAGGCGTCATGAGCGATCTGGAGGGAATTGCGTTGTCCGATATCGCGCCGCTGATCGCCTCTCGGTTTTGGGAGAAGACTATCCCGGAGCCGATGTCGGGGTGCTTAATCTGGCTGGGTTCGGCCAATCCTGGCGGATATGGAAATTTCTGGTGTGAGGGGCGGTCAAGAAAGGCGCATCGGGTTGCGTACGCTATCGAATACGGCGCGATTGAGGCTGGCGTTGACGTCATGCACAAATGCGACAACCCGGCCTGCGTAAATCCGCGCCATCTCATCGCCGCGCCGACTGCGGCAAACATCAAGGACGCTTTTGCTAAGGGCAGATTGCATCGGCGAGGCGATAAAAACTCAAAGACGATCATACCCGACAACATGGTTCCGATCGTTCTTCGTCTAATCGAGTGTGGTGTAACTACCGCACAGATTTCACACGCATTCGAAGTCAACCAATCAACCGTCCGCAGAATAGCGCGCGGAGAACGGAGTGTCGCATGATTCATCTTGCAAAACTACGCGATCCTTTCCCGCCGGATATAATCGAGTGGCGAGTCGGCTCTACTTCAAAGGACAAGTCAAAGGGGCTGGCGCTCGCGTACATCACGGCTCGCGACGTGATGCAGCGGCTCGATGAAGTTTGCGGACCTGAGAACTGGCAGTGCGATTATCCGCACGCCGGCTCAAAGACTGTCTGTCGCATCGGCATCAAGGTTGGCGAGGAATGGATCTGGAAGGCCAACGGTGCTGGCGACACTGATATCGAGAGCGAGAAAGGCGCTCTCTCCGATGCCTTCAAGCGGGCTGCGGTCCTGTGGGGCATCGGACAATATCTGTATGACCTGGAAAGCCCGTGGGTCACGCTCGACACCAATACAGGCAGTGATGGCAAGGTCTACGTCAAGGGCATCGCCAAGCACGAATATACGAGGCTGCACAAGCTTCTTGGCGGGAAGTCGAGCAACCAACTCAAGATGGACGACGAATGGACAACGTTCCAGAACGATCTCTGGGGCTGCAATTCGGTCGCCGCTATCGAAGCCCTGTACAAGGAACTCCGCAAGACCTGGACGGGCACATGGCTTGAGCAGGCGGCGGAAGCTTGCGCGGCGCGAAAAAAGGATGTGCTGGCTGCTGAGAACGATAGCAAGCCACAGGATCGCAACAAGTACCTCGATGCAGTCGGAGGTATGTGATGGCTAGGCGACCCGACAAACCAGTCTACAGCTTCATCCGAAAGGGGAACGGACTTTTCCCAGAGATGGACTACGACCTTCGCGCACTCGACGGCGTGGCGAACGGACAGCGCGTCCGCATCGACATCAAGGAATGGCGGAATCTCGACAGGCTCAAGGCCTATTGGTCAATGCTTCACGATGTCGTCGCAGCTACCGGCGCAAACGGCTTGACAGCCGAACGGCTGCACGAAGTCGCCAAGCTCCAGAACGGGTGCGTAGACGTGGTGCTTTTGCCCAACGGAACGCCGATCGCCATCCCCGCTTCCATCGCCCTGGACCGCATGTCGGAGCCTGAGTTCGTCGCCTTCTTCAACAAGGTCGAGGAGTGGCTGGCGAAGACATACGGCTACGTTCCCGAGCAGCGGAGGGCCGCATGACCCGAGAACGAACAATCCAGGTAGCCGCTCATGTGCGCCGCTCGCCTTCGCGATCGCCAGCATTTGCCGCGCTCCACAATCGCTTAGTCGAAGAAGTCGAGTTCATGAAATTGCTCCGCCTTCAAAGCGAACTGGCAGAGGCGATGGAGAGAGAGTTGGAGACGGCCGAATGTTGAGCATTCTGCGCAAGATTTTCTCAAGATGCTCGCACGTTTGGGTCGAGTTCGCCACCTCCGACATAGTTCGGGCCAGCAACGAAGAACTCGTTGGCAAGGCATCGTTCTGTAAGTGCGAGAAATGCGGTGAGCGCCGAGTTTTCAAGATGAGGCTTTGACGATGCCCCGCCGCTCCTTCACCAAGAAAGACCGCGCTCGCATCTTCAATGCACATCTTGGAGTCTGCCACATCTGCCAAGGCAAGATCGGCGTCGCCGAGCCGTGGGAAATCGAGCACATCATCCCCTACGCGCTGACCCAGGACAATAGCGATCCGAATCTGAGACCGGCCCATATCCGCTGCCACAAGGTTAAGACCCACAAGGAAGACCGCCCGCGCATTTCAAAGGCCGAGCGCATGCGGCTCAAGCATCTCGGCGCCTATCCCGAGCCCATCGGCAACGCCAAGCTTCAATCGCGCGGCTTCGCCTCAACCCGGAGGTTTCAGGAATGACCGACACATCCACATCGGACACGGCGCTTGTCGAGCGGCTGAACGACGGCGTTTGCTACAACGGCAGTCAGCCGACAATCGATGAAGTTGACGCATCCAGCGATGTAATGCGCGAAGCCGCCGCTCGCCTCACCGCCATGCAGGCGGAACTGGAGGCGGTGAAGGCGGATAGAGACGCGGCGCGGTTCGCCGAAAGGAACGGCAAGAGCCTAGCAGAAGACAGCATCCACGTCATCCGCGAGCTTCTGAAGGAAGCCGGGGTGCCGTTGGCCGCGTTCATCGATGACCACGTTGCCAACGCCATCGTCCAGCGAAACGAAGCAATCGCCAGAGCCGACCGCGCCGAAGCCGCTATAGCCAGAGCGGGCGAGCCGGTCGCGTGGGGGTTCTTCAGTTCGTCGGACGGATGCCTTTCCGTCACAACGGAAGAAGCGGTTGCAGCGGGCTGGGCCCGAGGAGAAATTGCGGGCATTTCCGTTGAGCCGCTCTATCTCGGGCCGGCTCTCGCCTCTCCCTCCGACAGGGAGGCGACCGATGCCGAATCGCTGGAGAAATTCACGGCCTATTTCGTTAAGAACTATCCCGGCCCGAATACCGTCATCCATGACCCAAAATGGCATGCGCCACGCATCTTCCGCGCCGCTAAGGCCGCCCTCGCCGCCTCCCCCTCTCAGACCAAGGGAGCCGAGCAATGAGGCTCGCATACGCCGACCCGCCATACATCGGCTGTGCGCACCTATACCGCGACCACGCCGACTACGCTGGCGAGGTCGATCACGTCGCCCTAGTGGAACGGTTAGAGCGGGACTTCGATGGCTGGGTTCTCCACGCAGGAGCGCATAACGCAAGCGAAGCCATTCTAGCACCGCTGATGGCGAACGTCGGAGCTCGCAAGTGCGTCTGGGTAAAGCAGTTCGCTGCCTTCAAGAAAAACGTCCCGGTCGCATATGCTTGGGAGCCGGTGTACATCAAGGCGGCAAGGAAGCCCGTTGTCAGCAAGCGCCTCGTCATGCGCGATTGGATCATGTGCCCCATCACGATGAAAAAGGGGCTGACCGGCGCAAAGCCAGAAGCCGTTTGTCATTGGGCTTTTGAGATAGCCGCCGCTCGCCCCGAAGATGATTTGCACGACCTATTTCCAGGCACAGGCGCAGTTGCCGAGGCATGGCGCACATGGCGTGGCAAGTTCGCGCTCCCGGACAATGGACCGCTATTCCAGCAGGAGGCAGCAGAATGACCATGCCTGATCTCGAAAAGATCGAGGCCGAGCTTCGCGCGGGGCTGGATCGAGCCACAAGGCTTGGCTTCGAAGGCTACTGCACTGACTGTGAGAACGTGACGCGCCTGCATGGCGGACGGTGCGGCTGCGGTTCTGGCCGCGTTGTCACGGAAGAAAGCCTGCGCCGTGCCGCCCTTTCAGAGGAGAAGGGAACGTGAGCAGGCCGGCCGAAGTTTTCCCCAACGTGTACACACCCGCCATGCTCGCCGAGCGGTGGGCGTGTTCCGAGCGCCATATCCGCAATATGATAGCGACCGGTGAACTGCCCGCCTTCCGGCTGGCGGGGAAGCTGTTGCGCATCCGGGGCGCCGACGTGGAGAGGTTCGAATGTCAGACTGGAGCATCACAAGACTGCGGGGAGAACTCTGCCTCACATGGTATGAGGGAGACATCCGCCGACGTTATCGACTTGGAACCGATGACCCGAAGGAGGCGGCCCGCCGCGCCCCGGCTCGATACGCGCAGCTAACGCGGCCGAAGGGATCGACGGTGCAGGATCTCTGGACTGCCTACTGCCTGGATAAGGAAGGCCGATCAGTCGTGACGACGATGGGCTTCACATGGAAGGCGCTGGAGCCGTTCTTTGCCGACAAGCAGGGTGAAGCCGTCACGATCGCCGAATGCCGCGCCTACACCGCCGCGCGGCGCAAGGCGGGCAAGAAAGACGGCTCGATCCATACCGAGCTAGGACACCTTCGTTCCGTGCTTGTCTGGGCTCAGAAGCAGCGGCTCATTGCCCACGCGCCGCATATCGAGCGGCCAACGAAGCCTGACCCAAAGGAAGGATACCTGACCAGACCGGAGGTTGCTGCTCTGATGGAAGCGGCGAATGCTCCGCACGTCAAGCTGGCCATACAATTGATGATCGGCACCGGGGCCCGCAGCGCCGCAGCCCTGCAACTGACATGGGACCGCGTGGACTTCGTTCGGCGCATGATCCAGCTTCGTAATCCATTCGACAAGGCGCCACGCAAGGGCCGTGCAACCGTCCCGATCAATGATCGCCTCTTCATAGCCCTACAGGAGGCGCACAAGGGCTCTTTGACGCCCTATGTGATCGAGTGGGCTGGCGGCTCCGTGAAGTCGATCAAGAAGGGCATTGGCACGGCCGGCGGGAAGATCGGCCGCGATGACGTGTCGCCCCACATGCTGAGGCATTCGGCGGCTGTCTGGCTGGCGGAAGACGGGCATTCAATGGAAGAGATTGCGCAGTTCCTGGGCCACTCAAATACGGCCATGACCTACCGAGTCTATGCCCGATACAGCCCGAATTATCTGCGCCGGCTATCCGCTTCTTTGGAAGTCTGAGGTCCAGTGAACTTGCAGGGAACTTCGCAAAATGGTATGTAAGTACTTGAAAAATATGGTGGGCGATGACGGGCTCGAACCGCCGACATCTTCGGTGTAAACGAAGCGCTCTACCAACTGAGCTAATCGCCCGCTTGAGCGCGGACCTTTAAGCAGTTAGGGCCGCATTCGCAAGGCCAAATGAACGGACGGCGCGCCCCTGACGGTGCGGTTTTCCCCAGCCTGGGCGCCGCTGTCAAAAAACCTTCTCCTGATTGCTGTTATGCTTCGATGCCGCGCTTGACACCCGCAAACGAACCCCTTATCCAGCGCCCCAACGACGAACACGCCTGACAGTGCTCGTCAGTGCGCGGGTGTAGCTCAGTCGGTTAGAGTGCCGGCCTGTCACGCCGGAGGTCGCGGGTTCGAGCCCCGTCACTCGCGCCATTCCCTTACGGGATCAACCGGAAAATTCGACTTGCGGAGCTTGCTTTGACGCGGGTTTCCGGCTCTTGCGCTGAGCGCCGCGCGCCAGTCGAGCGATGTGTTGCCGAAGTGCAACTTCGCAGGAAAACATGCAACCTAGCGTTTCGACGAGAACCCCTTTGGCAACTCTTCTGCTATCTTCTGGCCAATTTGGATAGCGGGGACTCGCAATGAGATACATTCTGGCAGCGGCGATGCTGGGCGCCACTCTTACCTCCGCCATGGCGGCGGATGTCGTGAACGAACTCCCGGTCGCCTCAACCTATGACTGGAGCGGTGGGTATATTGGCGGACAGATCGGCTATGCCTGGGGACGCGACCACATCCATGATGAACTGCTAACCGGCGGCGGAACGGACTATTCCGATAGCTTCAAGGTTCGCGGCGTGACCGGCGGCCTATTTGCCGGCTATAACATGCAGTGGGGCAACATCGTTGGCGGCGTCGAAGGCGACATTGAGGCCTCCGGGATCGTGGGCCACAACCCCAACTGGCCGTTCGGAACGGACGACAACACCCATGTCGACGCTCAAGGCTCTCTGCGCGGCCGCTTGGGCTACGCCATAGACAATTGGATGCCATACGTGACCGGCGGCTTGGCCCTCGGGGATATTCACACCAAATTCGAAGATGGCCCCGCTACGGACTCAAAGTCTCAAGTTAAGGCTGGCTGGACCCTCGGTGCTGGTGTCGCGTACGCCATCAACAAAAACTGGTTTGCTCAAGTCGACTATCGATACACCGATTTCGGCAAGGTGACGACCGCCACCACCACTACAGACTCTGCGTTTGTTGAGCACGAACACGTCAAGACCAATGAGGTCAGGATCGGCATCGCCTATAAATTCTGA